TTTATTGGATACACTCGCCATAGACTTTTAGCCAGTTCAAAACCTGTACTGGTAAATCTGGTACCCTTGACATTTTTAAATATTTGAAAGAACTCTAATTCTTGTCCTACGGACTTTTTAAGTTGTTCGAATATTGCTTCACTTAACTGCTTTTTTGACAAGGTCTGACTCATTGACTAAAGACCCTTCTTTTAATTCTACTACAATAAAATCCGAACACTTGAACAACTTGTTCATTTTTTCCATTAGATTAAATGCGTGTCCTGAATTACTAAAGCTAACCTTCTTGTACTTTGGCCCGGGATAATCCTGTAAGCTGTTTAGGAATGTACGAAGATTAAAAGGCCGGCCTTTATAAAATACTGCATAGATAGCATCAGCTTCTAATACTTCTTCGCTCTTATATGAGCTAGGATCCACGTGTGTTAATAATATAGTAGGTTTAGGTCTTGCCATTTAATGTTCTCCGATATATTATTTATCAGAAAACAGGTTATATACTATTTTAACTATCGTCTTCGTCTAAAATTACGTCTTTTTTCTGTCCTAAAACAACTTTTAGATCCATTTTAGTTTTAAAAGGTCCCACATATACATTAGTCTTAACAGTGGATAATCTAGGACATAAACTAGTACACCAACCATTTTTAAATCTTAATCCATACCAACCCGCAACGTGTGTGCTTTTACTTTCTGCTTTTTTAGTAAATGTCGGAAATCCGTCGATCTCTTTTACATTAAAGACTTCTTCTTGGTCTGTTGGGTAACTCATGACCTCAAGATGTCCGCCATGCGTTAAATCGCGTACGACAAACTCAATGCCAAGATCTTTGAGATCGTTGGCACTATACGCCACTATGTCTTTGCGTTTAAGATTAATAGTATAGTTATTATCTTTAAAGTTCATCATGCCAACCCGTTTGGCATTTTCTTCTAATATCCAAAACTTATCTTTAATTACACTTTTTGCTAAAATCATTGGTATGTTGCTCCGAGGTATTCGCCATGATCTGTCATTTTATCTGCGATAGTGACAAGATTCCATTTGCTACAAAACTTAACAAAGTGTAAGCCCACCGACTGTACCCTTTGTTTATTAACGGATTCGCTAATAGTTGTGTCTAACGCTAGTTTAATATCTTCTGGCTGTTCTGTCAAGTCAATTAGCATCTTATTATGCAAATATCTATCACGAACTCTGTGTTCGACTTTATTATGGTCAACCCAACGTTGCAACATCATCATATTCCAATTTAAGCCTTTGTTTTCTCTATCAGCAAACGCTTCGCGTAGTCCAACTTTATTCTTAGTGCCTTTTTCACGCACACCTGGATAAGCAGAAAAGACATTGTCACTGCTGTCACCACGCATACATTTTTCGAACAATAACCATTCTGGATCAGGCGGCGCCAGTTCTTCTTTAGTTTTCTTATCTTTAATGCGGCGCCCTTTTTCATCAAAGATGCCTTCAACGGTAATTAGTTGTTTACTAATGCCATTGAACTGACGAACGTTTGAAGAAAGTAATTGGTAAAAGTCGCTGTCACTGCTGACAATCACATGTTCATCTTCTGGATGATTTTGAATAAAGCGAGCAATGAAATCATCAGCTTCACAGCGTTCATGCTGTAGAACAGTACAGTTAGATTTGGATGTGAGATAGTCTTTAAACTCGTCGAATGCTTGCCAAAAGATTTTATCTTCTTCTGCTTCTTTAGGACTCAGTGCCATACGTGCCGCAGTACGATTTGCTTTATAGTTTTTATCAGCATCTTTGCGCCAGCTTCGACCCTCGAGGCAGACAACAACGTGGCTACCTTTAAAGTCACGCCATACTTTGTTAATGCTGTTAAACATAATGTGGTAAGCCATGCCTACCTTAGTTTCTGCATCTTCTCCGCGGACAACATGTCTAGCACGGAAGAACATATTAGCGGCATCTACCAGGATGTATTGTTTACCCATTTAAATACTCTTGTATAAGTTGTTGATCAATTTTTTCTTTAAAATGTATGTTGAACTCTTGTAGCAAGCTCATAAACTCAGCATACTCTTTAACCGTCATCAGCATTTCATTTTTAATGTTGTCGTCATCGGTTCTTGTTAGGATTAATAATATATGAGTATCACCTACCCATTTAACTTCAAAGTTCCAATTTAATTTTGCTGACATACACTATTATACACGATTATCAATTAAAGTCAAGCCTTCTTACGCTTTTTTGGTAACTTGTCAGCATCAGCGACAAATTTGGCTTCTTCGTCCATTTGGCCGCCAATGTTCTTGCATAGATCAGTGAACCATTTGTCTACCACTTCTTCGTCAGTGGCGCCTTCATAACCATGTTTACGCAGGAACTCAATAAATGGTTTATTCCATTCAAGTTCCATAAAGCCTTGATTTGGATTTTCTCCGTCAAAGTTTGTGTTAACAACATTGACCCAAGGTTCTTTACCTTCTTTGCCTGTAGGTTGTTCTTTTTTATTGAACAGACCTTTTAGGAAATCTTTCATACAAGTTCCTCGACAATGCCTAGTATCTCTGCGGCAATAAACAATCCGCCTACAATAGGTAAGCCATAGATACATAATGCCGCACCAGCGGCAATACGTAATCCGCTTTTAACAAGACTGACATAAAAATGTCCCTTGCTCGTATCTTTAGGTTGAACTTCCATTTTTCTTTTCCTCTAATTCTTTTACTACTTGATTAATAGTACTGGCAACATTCAATGCTGCCTGTTTGTTTAAGATCAATGAATGTTGATCTTCTCTATAACCATTAACCAATATATCCCAAGCAGCCTTGGCCCTACTAAACCCTGGTTTCCAGAATGGTGTGGTAGTATTAACATAAAAAGTCATTTCAATATCTTTCAAATCGTCGTCACTGTTTATTTCAATCCACATATGAACCTGATGATCTCCGTCATGACAATCGCAGGCAATAGTATATGATTTGCTATTGCCATAATCTGCGTCGATCATTATACCTTTTGCTGGTTGTTGTGCTTTCATTATTTCCCCCATCCGTTACTCCAAATGTCTACATGTAGTCTAGGACTATATCTGTAACCTTTTTCTAATGCAATGTCTGCAATATGTTTGCTGTTGGCAAAATATGCCGCGTCTGTGCCGCCCACTGGCATGACAAACGCGGGCCCATTAAACCCTGCATCCCTGTATTCTGCTGTGGCAGCATCTACTTCTTTAAAGTCTTCTAACTTGTCAACAACGAACTTCAAGTATGTGAAGCCACGTGTTTGATATTCTACTACTACTTCGGGACAGACTGCATCCTTCCACGACTCTCCGCTGGCACTTAGTTTAGGACTCACACTAAATGTAATTTGATCTTTACGTAAGTGATAGGAGTCTGACAAGAAACGTTTAAAGTCTTCATGCAAGTGCTGAGTGCCGTTTGTCTCGAAGGTTAGATTTTCGAGATCGCGCATCTTATTTTCACTTAGCAAATCTGGATATAGTTGTTGCCATCCCAGCAATGGCTCACCGCCCGTAATAACAAGATGTACGTCATTACCATTGCGTTGCTTCCATGCATTATTAGGAGTTAATTTAAGCATTTCATCTACGGCTTCATCAATGCTGTAATAAGGACTTAGGTGTTTAAACGCTGGATGCCAACTAGCGTAGCTGTCACAGCCTGTTTGTGCTAAAGGCAAGTCCATAAATGTTTTATACAAATGAACCTTGGCACCTATGTCATCTGGTTCTGTAGTCTTTTGACCTGCGGGCAGGCCAAAGCCACCACATTTAAAGTTACAGCCGAATGTACGAAAGAACACACTGGGTACGCCTATAAAACGTCCTTCACCTTGTGCGCTATAAAAGATTTCGCTTACTTTAATTTTATCCATGTCTTATTCCTGCGTTAGAGCTTTTTAGTTTGTCACCATATTTTAACTTCAGAAGGCACTCCATGTCAAGTGGAATATCACCTTCTATGGCATACCATTCGACTACTTCTGGATGTCCGGACCAAGTATCATAAAGGCAACGAACTCGACAATCTGGAAAATTGTCAGCCAGCCAATATTCTAACTGTTTAGATTCCCAAAAATTAAGAGAAATCAGTTGTTGTGTTTTCATCTGCTGTGTAATCGCCTTTACCTGGAATTACATTTCTTACTCCGCCTTTTGGATTGACACAATCACCAAGAACACGGAGAATTAAATGAACGTGCGGCCAGTCAACAGTCTGTCCAGCACTTTCTCCATAGTTCAATCCTACGTTAAATCCATCACATCTGCCTTCTTCTATAAAGACAGCACCTTGTTTGGTAGCGGCAGTCAAACAATCCGCAATGTCGCTGATGTCATTTGTCTTAGGCACAAAAAGAAAATGTCCAGCTTCACTCACGGGATAGTTGTCTATAAACACTATCATTTGTTCATTTTCTTTAATTGGATCACGCCATGGAAAATCTTCCATTACATATTCTTCGTTATCTGATATAGTTACTGTTGTTTTCATTTTGCTTTGCTCTTCTTTGATTTAGATTCTATTGTAGTAGGAACGTTACTTTCTGCTTTTAGTAATGCCGCACGAACATCACGTATCAATGCCTCATCGTCCCATTCTAATTTTTCAGGATAATCGTTAGTGTATGTGATAGTTAAATGACTACCTTTGACTTTGACCACTGCGGGTTCTGCAAATACTATTTTGGCGCCGCCAATAGTGCCTGGCATTTCTAAAGTAACACTGTCTGATTTCTTTTTGCGTGTAGCCATATTATTCTCCTTTAAGTTTGTTAATCATCCATATATGTGCCGCATCACGTATATACGGATATTTAGATACTAATTCCTCATCTTGGCTCATGTCCATGATCAACTGTTTCATAACTTTGATAACAGAAATCCAATCATCTGCTGTAATAGTTCCTGCTTTGGTTACGATGTCACCGTCTAATTTAAATGTAATAACAGGATCAGGATTACCAATTTGAACAGCATTAGTATGTTGCGTCGACCAACTACTACCATTTGTTCCATTAGTAGTTAGTACCTGCCCTGCGGGTATAGCGGCACCCACGAATGGCGGTATGGCACCGTAACCT